TGTTATTAATGGTAGTGATGAAGGTAGACAGATAGACACCCTTAGAACTAAAATTAAACAGTTTGCATCAGCAGTATCATTTGAAGGTAAGACTAAGGTTGTTATACTTGATGAAGCAGACTATATGAACAGGGATAGCGTTCAGCCAGCCCTTAGAGGGTTCATAGAGCAATTTGCTGAGAACTGTAGGTTTATATTTACATGTAACTACTCCAATAGGCTTATAGGCCCGTTGCACAGTAGAACAACGGTTATAGACTTTAAAGTTGAATCGGGCCGAGATCGATTAGCCTCTAAGTTCCTTAAAAGGATGGAGTACATACTAGATACCGAGGGTGTAGAGTATAGCCAAAGGGTACTAGCGGAGCTCCTAAACAAACATTTCCCTGATTATAGAAGGGTTATAAACGAACTGCAAAGGTACGCTGTAGGCGGTAATATAGATGAGGGTATATTAGATAACTTTAAAAACATAGACGCTGAGACCCTCACAAAGAGTCTCAGAGATAAAGATTGGCGTGGTATGAGGAAGTGGGTTGTAAGTAATGTAGACACAGATCCACAGGGTATATTTAGACAGATATATGATGTACTGCTTCTTGAGGTTAAGTCGCCAGCACAATTGGTTGTGCTTATTGCAGATTATCAATATAAAGCTGCTTTTGTGGCAGATCAAGAGATTAATATTACGGCCTGTTTAACAGAAATTATGGTAAATACGGAATTTAAATAATGGCCAAAGACGCTTGGATACAGATTCGTATCGAAAAATCAAAAAGAGAAGAAATTAAGAAAGAAGCCAAGAAAAGAAATATGACGGTTTCCCAACTAATGTTAGAAGGATATGAAACATTGAGAGAAGGGAAATATATTGACTTTAAGTAGGTTATGGAAATTATGGTGCATGTCCCTAGGAGAAAAAGCAAGCGATGATTCTGCAGAAGCAGATATGGTTGCTATTTTCAGAACACTCGTTGTTCTTGTTAACTTCTTTACATGCTTCTTTATAATAGCAGGAGTAATAAGGCACTTTTAGATGAGTAATGCAATATTAGAAGGTTTTGGCGAGGCAGTCAAAGAAATAGATGAAAGTGAGTTTGAACATAAACTCGAGAAGCTAGGTCCTTTTGATTTTGTTAATAGTATAAATTTTAAAAAGGAAAATTACTCAGAAGACCCGAGGGTTGAAAAACAGTATAATCCTTTTATAGTAAATAGAAATTTTGGCATGCATGTGGATAGTGTATTACAAGCCAACGAAATGAATAAGAATTTTCATTTAGATAATAAAATGCAGTATGATTATCTAATGGATAGTATAAAATTTGGAAAGAGGCAATGGCTCAAGAAAAAGGAAGACGAAAATATAGAAATTATACAAAAGTTTTTTGGATATTCTTTTATGAAGGCCAAAGAGACCCTTAGTCTATTAAATGATGATAAGTTAGATCTCATAAAGAGCTACCTTAGTACTTCTAAAGGTGGAAAAGTATAAATACCTGTATAACTTAATTAATTATTAAATATACAGGCAATTTATTGAAATGAGTGATCAAGAGAATTACTTTAACATAGACTATCCAGGGTATTCACCCCTAGAAATTTCCTTAAACGACCCAGAAGATTTTCTGAAAGTCAGGGAAACATTGTCTCGAATTGGAGTAGCTTCAAAAAAGGAAAAAGTCCTTTATCAATCATGCCATATACTACATAAGAAAGGACGATACTTTATCACACATTTTAAAGAACTGTTCGCTCTTGATGGCAAAGAAGCTGATTTCCAAGATAACGATTTACAAAGAAGAAATACTATTGCTAAACTTCTCCAAGATTGGGGTTTAGTAAAAATATTAACTGAACAAGAAGATTTGGCACCTTTAAGTCAGATAAAAATTATATCGTTTAAAGAGAAAGGTGAGTGGGAACTAATCCCCAAATACAATATTGGAAAGAAAGTTAAATAAGAACCAAATACAAGCCCTCCAACTTATAAAGACAAAACAGGACGAAGTGGGGCCTGGTTTCTGTGTGCTCAAATGGTATCACCAGGAAATGCACTTAGGAACAGGTAGAGCCCACTCCTGCTATCATTGTCCTACGCATCAAATACCTTTAGGAGCAGATTTACACAACACACCTCACAAAATTGAACAAAGGGCAACGATGTTACAAGGTGGCAAACCTTCAGAGTGCTCTTATTGTTGGGAGGTAGAGGATCTTAATTTAATCTCAGATAGGCAGACACTTGCAGTACAATTTTTCAAACATAATCGAGACATAGTAAAAGAGGCACAAGATGCAGGCCTTGAATATGTTTATCCTAAGTATTTAGAAATATCATTTACAAATAAATGTCAAATGGCATGTAGTTATTGTGGTCCTGTATTTAGCACAACTTGGGAAAAGGAAATAGAAAAACATGGACCATATGGTTTATCAAAACCTTATAATTTAATACATACACCTCAAATAGAAAATTCTCCATATATACAAAAATTTTGGAAGTGGTTTCCACAAGCTTATGAACATTTATTTGTTCTTAGGGTTACAGGAGGAGAACCCTTATTAGATAAGAATACATATAAGCTCTTAGAATATGTGAAAGCTAATCCTAGGGAAGGCCTAACATTCCATTGTAATTCTAATCTTATGGTTACTGAAAACAGAGTAATAAAATATATTAATCTAGTTAAAGATATACCTAATACAAAACTTTATGTCAGTATAGATTCATGGGGCAAACAAGCAGAGTATATCAGGCACGGATTAGATATGGGACATTTTGAAGAGAACCTTCATAAGGTTTTAGCAAGCGGTGTTCCTATAGGAATAATGTGTACATTTAACTTCTTGTCTATTCCAAATTCAAGTGAGTTTATTTTTAAAATAGCAGAACTTAAGAATACATATGGGGATTTAATTACAGTAGACATGCCCTATATGGTAGAGCCAGACCACCTTTCAGCACAAATCGCTGACGATTATCATATAAGTATAATGGAGAACAGTTTAAAAGAAATGGAAAAATATCCACAGTTTACGACTGGAGAGATAGAGAAATATAGAAAGACAGTTGGCTGGATAAAAGCAAATAGGTTCAAAGGTGAAGAACTAGAAAAAAATAGAAAAGACTTTTGGACTTTTATAACAGAACATGATAGAAGGAGAGGCACAAATTTTTATGAAGCCTTCCCTAATATAGGATTTAGAAATGAAGGATAAAGAGATACACACACCATCTTCTAGTCAAGTATATTGCATAAACAATCCTTTGATAATGACAATGGATGATTTATTACCAGAAGATTGTTTTGAAGAATTAAATAATGAAGTTGATAAATATTGCAAATTTACTAAGTCTAGTGTTGTTGGCCCAAAAGGAAAATCCGTTCAAGACCGTAAAAGAACAAGTCAAACAGGAAATACACTTAATTACCATAAATCACCAGCAGCCCTAATGTTTTTAGATGTTGCAGCAACAGCATTAAGACTACACCCAGCACAAGCAGAGCCTTGTCAAATAATAAAATATGATATGGGTGAACAATATGAGCCACATCAAGATACATTTACAGAAGAAACATTACAATCACATGCCCCTGAGTCAGGCCAAAGAATAGCAACTGCATTACTATATTTAAATGATGTAGAAGATGGCGGAGAAACAGATTTTCCTAATATGAATATTACAATAGAACCTAAAAGGAATAGATGTGTTTTCTTTGCTACAACTCACATGGGTACAGAAACACCATTAGAGTTATCGTTACATGGAGCTCTTCCTGTAATTAGAGGACAAAAAAAGGCTATTAATGTATGGTTTAGAAAAGGTGTATATGATCAAGTAATGTATCAAGACTACCTGAATACAATAGAAAATGCTAAAAACAGTTAAAACTCTTATAAATAATAATGGATGCGCCGAAAGGGTATCCGTATTATTAACCTTGCTAACTAATAGGAGGAAACTAAAATGGTAAGCATAAACACGACAAACTGGGACAATTTCGTCCAAACATTTCCACAAATCGAAAGAGAATTCATAGGCTTCAATAAGGTATTTGATGCAATAACAGCATCTAGCCCTGGAGTTCAAAGTTCCTTTCCACCTTACAATGTTAAGAAAGTGGATGACACAAATTTCATTATCGAAATAGCCGTTTCAGGCTTTAAGAAGAATGAAATTACAATAAGAAAAGAATCTAAAGATGGTTCAGTACTTATTGTAGAAGGTAACCAAGAAAAAGATAAAGAATCTAATTTTATACACAAAGGTATAGCTGAAAGAAACTTTACTAGAGCTTGGAACCTTGCAGACACAATAGAAATTAAGTCTGCAAAAATGGATAATGGTGTTTTGGCAATAGCATTAGAAAATGTTGTTCCGGAATCTCAAAAACCACAAGTGATAGACATTAAATAATTAAAGGAGATAGGGAGCATGTCAAACATTCAAATAGTTAAACTAACAACAGGTGAGGATCTAATAGGTGATGTAACAGAGTCGGAGATTGAAGGTAGAGGATTTCTAGTTATCGATAAACCGGCCATTATTATGATGATGCCAAATCCTGGAAGTGAAACTGATTTTAGCGTGGGACTTGCTCCTTACGCTCCATTTGCAAAAGACCACAAAGTACCAGTCTTTCCAACTCATATTGTTTCACTTTATGATCCTGGTAAAGATATGTTAAACGCATACAATACAAAATTTGGATCTGGAATTGTTCAGCCAGACTTTATAAATAAAAAGGTGTTGAACGAAACTATTAAAAAAGGAAAGTAAATGTATGAATACAGAGTTAAGATTGTCAAAATAATTGACGGAGATACAGTAGATGTGGATATCGACTTGGGCTTCGGTTGTTGGCTCAAAAAACAGAGAATACGTCTGCATGGGATCGATACTCCCGAAAGTAGAACCCGTGACCTCGACGAGAAACGATACGGACTTATGGCTAAGAAATTCCTCACGCAGCAGATTGAAGATGGAGCTATACTCAAAACAAGGCTCGATAAAAAAGGAAAATATGGTAGGATACTTGGTGAATTTATTAGTTTAGATGGCAACACTAATATTAATGAACTTATGATCCACAAACATCATGCCGTTTCCTATCACGGCGCAAGTAAAGCAGATATAGCAGAAGGCCACTTGCGAAATAGGACCAGAGTTAAAGAAATATAATTGACTCAAGGTTCGTAAGAGCTTATAATGTGTATATTATGTTTAAGGTGTTGTTATGAATTTTTATACTTATGCGAGACATTACGGCGATAAGATACTTTTCCGTGGTGTAGACGAATACGGAGCAAGGGTTACTCGAAAAGAATCTTTCAGACCTACGCTCTTTCACAAGACAGACAAACCCACAAAATACAAATCTATTTTTGGCGAGCCTGTAGCTCCTATTAAATTTGAAAGCAACAAAGCAGCTACAGAGCATTTTAATACTTACAAAGATGTGGAGAACTATCCAATCTTTGGCCAAAACTATTACGCATACCAATATATCACCGAGAAATATCCTGGTGTTATAACATGGGATGCTAAACAAATGGCAATCTACTCTATTGATATTGAAACAACATCAGAAGGTGGATTTCCAAATGTGGACTCTCCCTCCGAGAAAGTGTTAGTTATCACACTTCAAAACAACAACACCAAAGAGATAACAACATGGGGTTTGGGAGAGTTCACTCCTGGTGAAGATACAAAACATTTAAATATAGAATATGTTAAATGTGATGATGAGGAAGAATTACTTAATGCTTTCTTAGGATGGTGGAAAGATAATACTCCTGACATTATTACAGGTTGGAACAGCAATTTGTTTGACATGCCATATCTTATTACAAGAGTTCAAAGGGTATTAGGTGAGAATGAACATAAAAGATTCTCTCCTTTTGGATTAGTTAACAAAAGGCCTATTAGATTTGCAGCTGGTAGGGAAATGACAGCATTTGAAATTACAGGTGTTGCACAATTAGATTATATAGACTTATATAAGAAGTTTACTTATGTTACAAGAGAGAGTTATAAACTAGACTTTATTGCTGAAACAGAATTAGGTAAGAACAAATTAGAGTCAGGCTTTGACACATTTAAAGAATTTTATGATAATGATTGGAATAGATTTGTAGAGTATAATATTATAGATACAGTTATTGTTGATGAGTTAGAAGATAAGATGAAACTTATTGAACTTGCTATTACAATGGCTTATGACGCTAAATGTAATTATAATGATGTATTCTCAGCTGTTCGAACTTGGGATAGTTTATTATATAATCATTTATGGGAAAAGAATATCGTAGTCCACCAAGGTGGTGGTAGAAAAGAAAGGCAAATAGAAGGCGCTTATGTTCAAGAACCAAATCCTGGAGCTTATGATTGGGTGTGTAGTTTTGATGCTACTAGCCTGTATCCTAGTATCCTAATGCAACACAATATGAGTCCAGAGACGATTGTTCCTGGATTTAAATATGATGTTAAAGTAGACGATCAATTAGATAGATATCAATTAGATAAGTTAAAAGAAAAGAACTACACTATGGCAGGAAATGGTTCCTGTTATACAAGAGAAAAGAGAGGATTATTTCCTGAGATTGTACAGAAGTTTTTTGATGATAGATTGAGATATAAAAGACTTATGCAGAAGGCACAAAAGGATTATCAAGAAACAGGAGC